GTTCCATCCAGCGTCCTTGAACATCTGAATGCGATCTCCAGTATCATTAACAAACCGGCGCACGAAACCGGACTTCTTCGGTGCAGTCAAGATATTTCTTGATCCAAGCGGTATTCTTTTGCGGGGCTGCTCGCTTTTAACACTCTCTATTTTAGTTGCCTGCTCTGTCATAACATAATCCTCTTATTATTCTTGCATACTTGCAATGTCTTTAATATATTGTTCTTCGGACATAATGCCACCGCGAACAAATTGGTTCATGATACTAACTTGGTCAGGAGTCAGATCAGCTTTGCTGAAAGAAGTTGAAGCACCTTTATTGTTGGAACCTTTATCGACTGGAGAAACAGGTCCGATTGGTTTCGTTGCAACATTGGTAACTGTTCCAGACTTGGAAGGTGCAAACTTTTCTGGAAAAACCTCTTGAACTTTCTGCCGTACCAGTGCATAAATCCTCGGAAGTGGAGCACCAACATAATTTTGCGCTACACTATCTGCAAACTGGGCCATCTCGTTGTCTTCCAAGTACCATTGATTATCCTGAATCCATTCATCATATACAGGATTTTCAACAGTACCAGACTTGCTACTATCATTAATTTTGGGTGCAGCAAGATCGTTTTTCTTTGCTTCGATCTGTGCATCCAACTCTTCAACTTTATCTACATCAGCAAGTTCAATAGCCGACTTGCGTTCCTTCTTAAGAGATTCGATCTCAGCAGTTAACTTCTTAACTTCAGTCTGATAGACTTTCTCATTGTGTTCTTTCAGTGCATTTACAGATGCCTGAACAGCACTAAGATTCTCCTTCAAGTCTTTGTTGTGCTTACTCATTGCCTTCTGAATGTCTTTCGACCTCAGAATATATGTGACCGCATCAACTGCGTCTTCACCTACATGATCAGCACGCCAGCCAAGTTGTGCAGCAAGTTCTTCTACAGATGGAGCATTCTTGGTTTGATCAGAATCAGCATTACCATTAGGGGTTTTAGTTTGATTGGAAGATTGATCATCACCAGAATTGACGGCCACAACAGCAGACTTAATAACCTTGTCAATAACTGCTGTTGCTTCTGTAGAAGAACCATCAGTTGCTTCGGCTGCACTAATTATATCATCAACGAATTCTTCTGCCATAATAACACCTATTTAAAAGAGTAACCGAGCTAAAACATCATTGTCATTAATCAAGACATAAGAGTTGTCATCCTTGCCAGGCATTGACACACCGGCATAACGGGAGTAACTAATCTTATCGCCGACCTCTGCCCAGGCAACTCCGTCATCAAGGTCTTTCCAGGCAGTAGGTCCAATGGCAATCAAGGTTCCTTTCTTCGACCTTCTCAGGAAGAATTAGCAAGTGCCCGCCAGTCGGTAAGATGCCAGATTGATTAATAGCCATAATGTGTTCACTCATAATTATTACCCTTTTAAATAATTGTTATTCTTAATAAATGCGTCTTCTTAATAAATGCGTCTTCTTAATAACCACTTACTTCATCAACTTCATTCTCTACAGAACTATCTTCAAAAGAAATATTAAGAAGCTGATCCAAACCAGCTATTTGCCCAACTAATCTATTAGTAGTTCCATGTGTAGCAGCTGCCTCATAGCCTATACTATTTCCATTGGCAAGCTGTTCAACTATTGCTTGTCTAGATTTCTTAAGTTCAGCAAAGATCTCTTTCGTTACTGGATGGTTTTTCCACTCTTGGAATTGTTCACTAGTTAGCATAACTTAATCCTTAGTATTTTTAGTACAATAACTAATACTATCAGTAGGATTAGGCCGTAATCTCATAACTAATATTCTATTATATTCAATCATTATCTCTAGTTGTCTATTAAGATAACACCAATCATTCTCAAACAAAGTAATTACCTTCTCATAATTTACAAGGAAAGTAACTAACTTAACAATCTTTTCACTAAGTTCCTTCTGTTCAACTAAAACTCTCTCTTGATATTCTTCCATCTGAGTTCTCCTCAATTCTGATTAACTTTCTCCAAATCTTTCTTCCTCTTATTCGCTGCAGTTGTTACATTACCAGCATAAAAAACATTCTTGTCTGGAGTATCATTCTTATTTTTACCCAAACCAAGTGCACGTAAAAAAGAAAACGTACCTTTCTTTTTCTTTTCTAATTCATCCATCAGATTTCTCCATCAGTTTATTACTACAAGTCAGTGTTATTGTACCTACTCCTAAATGACCTATCCCGAAAGGCATTGCATGAATAGCACAAACAGCACCATAAAGGACATGACGATCTGTGCAAGTGTCTTTCTTGATACAATCTCCCTGACCTTCAGGTGTTGCTGAGGGATAATTACAACATGGTGTTACGAGTGAATATGACATATTATTCTCCTTTGTTTAAGCCATACTCTTTTTTCATAGTACTTTCTTTCAATCCACCAGGAGCTTTGCCAAGACTTTGCTGAGATCTCCCAAGCTCTAACTGCCCAGAGATTTGTTTATCCTTAAGAGCTAAATCAATCTTGTCATTATCCATTTCTTCAATGGTCTTTTCTTGCTCAAGTTGTTTGCCTGGAATCTCTGCCCTTATCTTATCTGCTTCTGCATTCAACTTTGCAACCTTTGCTTGAAGCTCCTCAATCTCAGACTGGAGTTTTTGCATAGCGAGTTGTTCAGCAGGATCAGGCTGATCATCTTGTGGCATGAACTTTTCAACATCTTCTATATCAAGTGCAAGTAAGTATTGTCGCAAGATCTCCTGATCATTCAATCCTTGCCCTCGCAGCTCTAGCATGGCCTTCGCCTTGAGAAGCCGCTGCATCATTGTCGTGCTGTTCGGATCACTAACCGGTACAACATCGAAATCTGCACTAGAAAAGTCAGCCTGAACAATTGCAGCACTATCATCCAGGACAACGCTATATGTCATCTGATCTAGATAAAGAGCATTAAGCCTTCGTAACTTTATGAACTCCTTATATTGGCTACGATAAAGTCTCTTGTGAATGGCACTATAGACTTGCAACCCCTGCTCAATAAGTGCAAGAACAGATTCAGCCGGAACATTCGCACCTGGAGAATTGCCAGCAAGAATCTCTGTCATGCTGGCAAGTTCTTTGCCACTCTCGATTAAAAGGCCGAGCAATTGGAAGAGAACATTACTTGGTTCACGCACTGGCATTGGAAAGATGTTCTTCCGCAGATCGTCGCCAGTTGCATCAACTGGTTTCCACTCGCCAGACTTGACCTGGATTGATTTGCCCCTACCGAGTTTAAGCCCCCTACCCAGGAATCCACTTTGACGATTTGATAACGTCCCTGCATCCAGCAACTGATTAATAACTGTGTTTATAGCTGAGTTGCTGCTCATCAAAAGAGAGCCAAACCCCATACCATAAAAGCCGCCATCAATCGCAGGCATAAAAATAAATCGAGTAAAATACTGTTCAGGAATTATTTTAACAATCGGTCCGTCTGGATCAACTACGCCAGCTTCATCAGACTTGCGAATAATTCCATCCGTGGCAAACCTCGGAGAGATCCTTACTAACTTCTGTGACTGCTCATGGACAGTTACTACATATGGCTCTTGATAACCATCCCCATCAAGGTCGTACCAACGATGTTGTTCAATAAACAAATGTGGAGTGTCTTCATCTACATCAGCAGTCTTATCGCTAGTGGCTTGACCAAGTTCGTCGATATTAAACTTGATAAAGATTCCAGAATTGATGCGTTCAACGATTTCGTTATGGTACAAATAGATTCGATGCGTAACTCGTGGAGCCCTCTCCAGTGATTCGGCAAAGTAATTTACAACTAAATCATCAGCGAAGACTATCTGAGATACAGACTTCCTTTCAATCGAATCAAAGTAACTCTTTTTGAATACACAACCGATTGCTGGTAACGTAAAAAGTAGCTGATCAACTCCTTCTTCCCAATCTTCCATTAGGGATAGAAGCTGAAAAGACATAAACTGAGAAATTCGGTTAGCCTTATCGAACTTACGGTTGTCAGGATCAGTTCCTATTACCTTACCTTTTACGACTTCATTCCCTTTAATGAGTTCAGGATATGCGCGGGCAGCAAACTGGATACAGGCATTAATAATTAATGGATACTTAACATTCGCTACAACTTCACCTGCATAGATTTTCTTCTTTACGAGCAGCTTCGCCAGGTCTATGATCTGCACATTGAGAGCTTCCCACTCTGTGCGGCTAGCCAGATCGAGTTTGTAGCCTTCCAGGACTTTGGTCGTTATATCAGATAAGGTTTCCTTATTTTGTTTGTCTGCCAAGTTTGTGATGAGAACAACTGCTTCAGCTCGAAGAGCTTCTTTTTCTACAAGTGCAGTCGTAAGTGAGTCTGCCTGAACGGGGGCAATTATATCCTCGATGGGTTCCTCAGTTGCCCAAAAAGGAACTTGGCCCAGGAGTGACGATTGTTCGGTGTCTGGCAAGTTTGTGCCTGTATTCAAGGTTGAGTTTATACGTGTAGGCAGCTTCGCTGCTTGGCCAGCTATAATTGCATTCGCCATCGGAGTCGCTGGATTACCTGGATCAACAAGTTCCTCTACAGGAAATTCGTAACCATTATTAGCCATTATTAATTTCCTGCGATCTAATACTTAATAAAGATTCTCTAGTTGCTACTAATTGTTGCTTACCAAGTGCTCGAGTACCTAAAGAACAATGACAAATAAATATTTTAGTTTTTGGAGAAAAGTTTTTCCCTCTACGAATATGAAAAGAAAAATAAATCACATTACATCTTAAACCAGAATAAAAATTATCAGTATCAAAAGCATAATAATTTTTATAAGATAAAACAAAGAAAGGAATAACAAATTTAAAACCAAAAAAAGTAGTTTTATTTGACAGCCAATTTAAACCAAAATACAGTCTTTCACCTTCATCAACTCTGTGAATAAGCATATTTAATATCCTGTAACCAGACTTGCTTCCTGGTGATTGTACAGCTCGCTTTCTTCCCATGCCTGAAACTCCCAATAGGGCTTAGCAATTGCACGCTTGAGTCCAGACATAATCAAGTATCGAGTGCAGTCCATAAGGTGATCTCTGTCCTTAACAATCTGGCCGTTCTCATCCCTGCGGTAAATTCTAAACTCTGAGAACCAATTAACCAGCGAACCAAACACTTTCAGGCGATTGGTACTGAGCATTTGCCATACAGCATACAGGCCGGCTTCAACAGACTTGTTGGCATTCTCAAGATCAAGCCCTAACCCTAGGTATTGTTCAAAAAGCTGCTTTCCGTCATCTTGTGAACGACCATGTGCAGCTGAATCAACCACGCCTGGAATCCACACACCACGAGCGCGAATGGCATCCGCATGGATCAGTGGTAACTGTTGGCCCTGGTAATATTCAGAATACAGATAAGTTATGTTGCTGGTCGGATCTGTGGCTGCCCAAACAGTTGCAGTCTTCTTCCAGCCAACATCCAACGCATAACAGCGAAGCCAATGATCTGGAATGGCAAAATCTTCTACGGTGATATTACTTTCGAGGATTGGGTAAATTGCACCAGCCCCAAGTTGTGGAACACCTTTCGATCTGGCGTCACGTTGATGAGGAGGTAAGGCTGCCCAGAGTTTATCTTTCTGTTCAGTGGTGAGATGTGGAGCATCGTCCCATGTTGCCTGGATTAAGAACTTACTACCTTCTTGGTTATCTTCTATTTTGCCATTTGGCATAAACTGAAGAACAGTATCAGTTAGGCCTTCTAACGGTGTGAATGTAAGCATGATTAGACCATTAGTTGTCATGGTCCTGGTAATACATTCAGTGTAGATTGGAAGTGGACATTCTTCGTCCAGCCAGATTAAGTCTTGTTCAGTTCCTTCAAAAGACTTGCGACCCTCAGCATATGACTTGATCTTAATCCGAGATATGCCACCTGAGATATGCTTGACCAAAATCATGTCGATGGCGTTGGCAACTCCACCAGCCTTAGGACTAGTTTTGATTATGTACTTTTCAGGGATGAGTCCAGTACCGTATTCCTCGGGATTACCTATCAGTTTATACTGAACGATATCTCTGGCAGTTGTGCTGGTCGTTCCACAGGCCCAGATTGAAACTGGTTTGGTGAATCTCTTTCCAGTCCACCAAGCAGGATATCTGCCTGTTGCATGTAGAGTTGTTTCGTATGCACCAATTCCTTCGCTCTTGCCTATGCGGTTTGCAGCCATGATGCAACGCTCACTAAATGTGCTGCCGGCTGCAAAGAACTGCATGTGCTTAGGATAGCAATCTCGACTTAACGGACCTTCTTCCGGATAATATTGTGTTATCTTATTTTGCTTAATGCGGATGTTCTTGGCTTGCAATAGTTTTAAATATTGCTCTTTGCGATCTCTATCAAGGTGGGAAAGATCCATCATTATGACCTATTAATATTGTGAAAAGGATCAAATGATAGATCTTCTAAAATTGAGGTGTCTTCCATCAGAAGGGGCTCTTCAAAAGATTCATCAGGAATAAAGAGCCCTTCTTGTTCTTCAGCACAGAATAAATCTTCCAGAGATAAATCATCCTCGTTAGCAGGAGCAGTGACAACAGCTTGGCATGAAGCAAGAGGAATGGTTGCAAATGATAAGTTGTGATGTAAGGACTTTTTAATCTCTGGAAGATTTTTACCACCTGTGCGATTGATTGCTTCTTCTATGGCTGCTATT